TCCAAGGAATTCATGAAGATCGGTGCTGATGGCTCAACCGGTCTTGCTCTCGGACTTGAGTCCATGAGCGACATGGTGGCGAATTCTTCGGCTAATGTAGGTAAGACAGCCCTACTATCCATGAGTAAGACCATCGCAGGTATGTCGGATATGATCACAGGAAATATCGATGTGACGCCTACCATCACACCGGTTCTGGATCTGTCCGATGTCAAAAAGAAGGCCGGTGAAATCGGCGGGATATTCGGAACGACTTCGGTGAAGACCGACGCCTCGTATTCGAATGCGGTAAATGCCTCCGCGGGATATTCACAGAATCAATCCACATCCATGCAGACCACCGGGACTCAACAGTCTGGGGGTGTCTCCTTCACTCAGAACAACTACTCGCCAAAGGCGTTGTCTTCGGCGGAAATCTACCGTCAGACGAAGAACCAACTGTCTACAGTGAGAGGTGTCCTTGTTTACCAAGGTGGAGGTGCGAACCAGTCAGGGTAGCCTCCTCACGCTCCAGCTCGGTGATGTCTCTGGGGGGCTCAACCTCAAAGACGTCACCGGGTTGGACCCCGTGAAAGCAACTCTGGTCTCATCGAGTTTTGCCGGTCAAGACGGCGAGCAGTACCAGTCGGCCAAAAGGGAAAAGCGAAACATCACTATGAAGATTGGGCTTGATCCCGACCCTTCTGGTGCTACAGTCCTCGGTTTGCGTCGTCAGGTTTACGCTTTCTTCAGGCCGAAAGCTCTGGTGAACCTGAAGTTCTTCGTCGACGACACAGACGACTCGATCGAAGATGGGTACGATATCGTCGGATATGTGGAGAGTTGTTTATCTCCAATGTTCGCTCAAACACCCGAGTTAAACATCTCGATCGTGTGCTTCGATCCGGACTTCTACGATCCCGTACCTGTGATGGTAAGCGGGATGACCTCGGCAGATTCCGCAGCCACATACTTTCCTTACATCGGAACCGTGGATACCGGAATCGTCTTCACATTCACGGTTAACGCTGCGATGTCGGAATTCACTCTGTACTACGTGGATGGCAATCTCACCACGTGGACGATGGATTTCGCTGCTGCGTTGTTGGTCGGTGATGTCATCACGATAAGCACGGTTCCGGGTAATAAATACGCCGATCTACTCAGGGCCGGCGTAACAAGTTCGATCTTGTATGCGGTGTCGCCACAATCCATTTGGCCGTTGTTGGCTCCGGGGGACAACTGGTTGAGAGTCTCGGCCACACCTACTCCTGCGAGCACGGCCACGGTCACCTACACAAAGCGATACGGAGAACTGTAGTGGAACTCTACATTCTCGATGCTTTGTATCGTCGTCAGTACATCATCGATCAGTACATCTCGTTGATTTGGACTGAGCGACAGGCTGTGTACGGTGACTTCCAGCTGAATATCTACTCGACCCACCAAAGTCGATCGTTGCTCAAACTGGACACCTACTTGGCTCTTGACCGATCCAACTACATCATGCGGATCGAGTCGTTCGAGGATGATCTGGATGCCGACGGGCAACGTGTTCTGATCATCAAAGGCCGATCGATGGAGGCGATCCTCCTCGACCGAGTCGCCAAAGAGTCGCTCAGTGATCTGACCACTTCTCCGGAATGGGTGATCACTGATACTCCGGCGAATATCGCGCGAACCGTGTTTCATGACATTTGTGTGAGTGGTATTCTGGATGTCGGGGATATCATTCCCAGCATTTCGGAAACCTCGCTGATGCCGGCTTCGACGATCCCCGAGCCGGTTGATCCGATCACACTCAAGATCAAGCCGACCACGGTGTACGACGTCGTATCTACTCAGATATGTGCGGCTTACGATCTGGGATTCCGGATGCTGCGAGATGACAGCACCGGACTAATCCATTTCGACGTGTACGCGGGTAGCGATCGAACAACGGGACAAACCACCCTAACTCCGGTGATGTTCGGGCCACAGCTAGACAACCTTCAGAACACCAAAGAACTGACGAGAATTGACACGGCTAAAAATGTAGCCTATGTCTTCTCGCCGGTCGGTTTCCAGATGGTTTATGCGACGGGGGTCGATCCGACAGTCGAGGGTTTCGAACGCCGAGTTTTGATGGTTGATGCGAGCGATGTCACTAGTGGCACGTCTGCAGAGATCGAAGCAGCATTGATCCTCAAAGGGATGGCTGCTCTCACAGCATCGCGTGTTTATTTCGGATTCGATGGCGAGATTAGTCAGAACAGTCAATACGTCTACGGGCGTGACTACAATATGGGTGATCTGGTCGAGTTGCAGAATACCGATGGTGTCGCAGCAGAAATGCGGGTCACCGAATACATCTTCACCAACGATGATCAGGGCGAGCGTTCGTATCCTACCCTTACGAGCAACATCGTCATCAACACTGGATCGTGGTTGTCCTGGACCAGCAACAAAGCTTGGTTCGACTTCGATACTGACACAACATCGGTTTGGGGTAACCAACCCTAATGAGAAAGGATGGGTCGCATGGCTGTTGGTGATCAAGCAGCTGCCGCGGGATATCCGCTCGTTCCGGATACAGGAGAAGAAGGCCGAGTTCGCTGGGGTGGTCGAGAAATTAATCGGACCCGAGACGAAATTGCGGGCGTCAAGGCCACGGTCCCCGTCGGTAAATCCGGCTTCCGTACGGCTGCGGGGATCTCTTCCGGGACTGCTGATCCGATCGGTGGAAGCGACGGAGACATCTACTTCAAAATCGTCTCGTAGGTGACGTATGACCGATTACCTGCACTCCACCGGTAGTTCCGCAACGATGATGATCCGGGATTCAGGTACTACGGTCGAATTCTGGATCAACTCGAACAACTCCGATACGTTCGATCACAATCTACCGTGGTCTTATGGTATCAATGGCGTCATCAGCCCCTGGTTGTCGTTCAACTACAATGCGGGGGCTGGATGGCAACGTCTGGGTTCATGGAGTGTGACCACAACCCAGACTGTCCAGTTCAAACTGAACGCAACTGGCACTCAAGGGTTCGGCGGACCTACCACGTTCGTCCAGACCATCAATAGAACGACGGTACCAGCACCGCCTACGATGCCGCTTCTCACCAACGTCAGTGTATCGTCCATGGATGTCACTTGGACAGACAACAACAATGGTGGGGCTACAATTCTGGGTTATCAGATTGGGTATAGCGTAAACGATCCATCTGGACCAAGCACGATTGTGGCAGCGCCGAGTTCCCCGCAAACTCTATCCAACCTGGCAATGGGCACATTGTACTATGTGTGGGTACAAGCTCAAAACTCGGTCGGATGGAGCGGCTGGTCACCATCCAGTTTCGCTACAACATTTCTAGGTGCGTATGTGAATGTGGGGGGAGTTTGGAAACCCGCAGTTCCCTACGTCAATGACGCCGGGGTTTGGAAACGAGCACAACCGATCGTTGTCAGACAGGCAATCGACCGCGGTTTCGGCTAGAAGTGGAGTAACGCAAGTACCTGCTTGAGAAAGGAAACTCGTTGTGACTTCCTGGCTACAGACGGTCTTAGCCATGGTCGGCGCCGTTCTCGCGTCTTCTGGTTTCTGGGCCTATATGGACCACAGACGGAGCAGAGACAGTGCTGTCACTCGCCTCATGATGGGGTTGGCCTACGATCGGGTCACGACGCTCGGCATCGCGTATATCGAGCGGGGATGGGTGACGAGAGACGAGTACGAGGAATACGAGAAATATTTCGTCGAACCGTACAAGGCTCTTGGGGGAAACGGGGTAGCCGAGCGGATTTGGTTGCAAGTCAGAACGCTTCCTTTCCGTCCCCACAGCAGATATTCTGAAATCTTCCGTAATTCCCACGAAAGGTTCATACCCGATGTCCCAGTCGTCACCCAGTACGAACGGGAGCCGGAGTCCACTCCTCAGTGACTCGGTCTACAACGTCCTGAAGCACGTCGCCGCCTCCGGTTTGCCGGCTCTCGCGGCTCTCTACTTCGCTCTGTCGCAGATCTGGCATTTCCCGGACACCGCTCAAGTCATGGCGAGCATCGCGGCGATCAACACCTGCCTCGGTGTGCTTCTGGGTGTCTCGACGGTCGTCTACAACAACAGCGACGCGAAATATGTCGGTACGATCGAGGTCACCAACTCCAGCGATGGACAGAAGAAGACCTTCTCGCTGAACCTCAATCAGGATCCTGAATCGATCGAGAATTTGGACGAGGCTACGTTCAAGGTGGCACCTGTCGTCCTCGCGCCGAGCGTCGTGCCAACACCACCGGAAGTACCGCCGATGCAGACGGTATATCCGAACCCCGGGAATCC